GAATTTACATATTGTATTTTAAATGGTTTTTTAGTTTTATCAGATACCCATTTATCTAAATCTTGCAGTTTATCAAATTCAAACCATATTATATTTGGGTTATGATTTGTCCAAAAAGAAATCGGAGTTAATAGGATATCAATTAGATTAACCAGATAACCATTCTTTTCTTTCCAATAATTTTCTTCGTTTTTTCTACTTGATAAAGTTACGTTAATATCGACCGGTTGGTTAATTAATTTTAATTCAATTAGATAATCTGAAATTTTATCCCATCTCGTCTTTTTGCTAATTAAATCATCTTTTGTGAAAAAAAATAATTCATTCAAAGTAAAATGGGAAAACGTATCATAAAAATCTAAATAACCCAATCGTTTAAAATCGGATAACATATGTTTGTAGAATGAATAGAAACGCTCATGTCTTTCTCTATTAACCGCTATCACAGGAACATCAATACCAAATTTAGATTGTAAATCTGAAATGGTTTCATGTCCATGAAATATATGATTCATTAAATCTTCTTTTTCAATTGAATTAAAATCAATATGTTCATTTGATACTTCCCATTCACCATTATTAGTTTTTACGCCAATATTATTTATAATACAAGAATAGTGAAACGAAGTAGATGCACATCTCGGTAAACTTAAATATATAAACTTATTATCTACTAGCATTATAATAGTGATTTGGTAACATTTTTAGAGGGCCAAACATTTAAGGAATACCTATTTCTATTTTCTATCTTTTTGACAGAGTGACTTATATTAGAATCAAATATAAAAACGCTACCTATTTTCTTATTAATCGTATAAATGTTATTATCTATATTATATTGTATTCCACCCCCATCATAATCATCATTTAGTTGAATTATAAATGTAATCGTAGCTCCATTTAGTATTTCATGACTGTCAGAATGCCAATCTAAAAAATCTCCTACACCATATTTGTTAAAAGAGTATTTTTTAATATAGCTGTATTCTATTCCTTTAAATGGATTTAAATTATTTGATAAATTAATAATTTTATTTGTCAGGCTTTTTACAATAGGTAAATCAAGTTGTTCATTGAGAAAATAACACCCTAATCTTTTATTACCTGCATATTCCAGGTTTTCACCAACTAATTCTCCATTGACAAATTTTGAAGATTTCATTTGGATTAAATCAATTGAATTGCCCAAATTAATTAAAGAAATACATTCATCTTCGTTTAAAAAATTTTCAATATAGCTTACAAACATTATATTATTGATTTTTCTTTTTTAATATATTCAAACCCAACATTCCCCGCTAATACTATTCTATCAATAGTTGAATTAGGAGCGTTGTTTGGAGAATGAGGCATATCTGCTTCCATTATGATTAAATCATCCTCTTCAGGTCTAATCCAATACTCTTGACCATCTTTACCTTTAAAATATAATACACCATCTTCTCCATTCATTACATCTGGCATTTGAATATAATAAACATAGGTATAGGATGGTGGAAATGATTTTGTTTTTTTATTGATTTCAGTATGAATATGAAACTTTTGATTATCATCGTAAAAGTTTGGTTGAATTGGATCTATAGATCTAACTACATTTACCCAAGCATCAATATTAATTTTATTAAAAGGTAAGTTATTTGTAGTGTAAAGTTCTTTACATAAATCTATGCCATTTTGAATAACTTCATCTAATTTACTTTTAATCTCAATTTTACCTATAAAATTTAAATTATTATTCCATTCCTTTTTATATCCAAATCCATCAGTTTTGACACCAGGTTGAGAGTCAATAACTGAATAGGCTTCTTTTAGAAATAATGATTTATCGGTTAATTTATTTAGTTTTGTTTTCCAAATAAAAGTGGTATCATTAAAATATAACTTTTCCATTAAATTAATTCTTTTTTTAATACTTTTTTATTTTTTCTAAAAATAGTTTGATAATTGTGTGTAAAGAATGTCAACATATTTTGTGGAGTTTCTACTAAATCAAAGGATTTCAATAAATCTCTATCGTTTTTGATAATAATGTTGTTATCTTTATCTAGTATTTGTTTCAATTTTTTTGGAATTGGTTTATTATATGCATCAATCCAAAATTTGTTATCCAATCTTTCCGCTAAATAGTGGTATCTAACAAACATCATATTTTGCTCATTAATTTCTTCACACCATTTATTGAACCCATCTTTATAATTTTCATCAAAGTTTTTATCAACCAATCTTTTAAGTTGCATAATAGTCGACATCAACGATGTTGCTTCTAATGGTTCTATAAACCCATATGATAATCCTATTGATATAGAGTTACCAATCCAACTTCTTTTATATCTACCTGGATTATAACTAAACACTTTTTGAATTTCTATTTCATGCCCTAAATAGTCTTCAACTTCTTTTTTCGCATCTTCTACTGTTATATAATCTTTATTAAAAGAATAGCCACATCCCCATCTGTGTTGTAGTTCAATTTGCCACATCCACCCACAACTCATAGCAACCATATTTGTATATGTCTTATCTTTAATTGTAAGTTTTTTATTTTGAGGTAGGAAAAATGCAATGCTACTATTAATCATTAAATATTTTGAATAATCAACCCATTCCTCATTAAATAGATTTCCAACTAATCTATTAAATCCACTACAGTCAAAAACAAAATCAGAGCTAATTATTCTATCATCTACTAATTTGAAACTTTTAATAAACTCACCTGTATTATTAATTGTTTCTATTTCCCCATCAATCCAATTAACACCCCTATCTATTGCTATTTGTTTAAAGTAATCTGCAACTTTTCTTGCATCAAAATGATAACCAAATGATTTTGTAAAAACAGTTGGCTCTTCACCTGTAAATAAATGTTTTGCTGTGCTACCATCTCCAAGCCAATTTATTAAGTTTAGCCCACGCTTATTTGTAGCACCTGTTTTTTCATAAAAATCTTTTTGATTTATACCTAATAATGATAAAATTCTACCGAAGTTTGGTGTGCTTCCTTCGCCCGCTCCTAGTATTCCTATTTTGGAACTTTCTACCAATGTTACATTTGTATTTTCCCAAAATTTATTTACTATTAGAGCAGTAAGCCATCCAGCAGTCCCACCTCCGATTATGATTATTTTTTTCATTATAATAATGTTTTCTTATAATTTTTTTGTGTTTCTAATTCCAACCAATTAACAATTGAATACCTAACTCCATTTTTAATTTCTTTAATTCTATGTTTAGTTAAAGATGAAAATGCAAATAAATTACCTATTCCTTTTTTTAACGAATATACCTTACCGTCAATTTCTAACTCTAATTCACCTCCTTCATATTCATCGTTAAGTTGAATTACAATTGTTAAAATTCGTTGATTATATACATCATCTGAAGAATCGGTGTGCCAATTAAAATAATCTCCATTTTGGTATTTAGTAAATTGATAGTTTGAAATTTTGAAATTGTATCCTTTTATACCAAAGTATTCTTTTAGCTTTTTAATAATTCTATCATTAAGTTCTTCCAAATCGATTCCCGCAACTTTAGATTTTCTTTTACTAACATCAATAACATTATTCATTAATTTACTATCATACACTTCCGCTATTTTTAAAACCGATTCATTTACACACTTATTAAGTATCTGATTACATTCTTCTTTAGAGAATACATTTTCGAAAACTTTAAATTTACCAATCATATTAAAGAAAATTTTGATTGTTTTTTTGAAAACCAAACAATTAATACCTCTCGATTTCCTTTTGTAATCGGCTTTACTTCATGAAAATCATTACCACCAAAGAAACTTACATATTCACCGTTTGTATTTAATTGTATCTTTTTATCATTTACATACATATCCCCTCCCTCAAATTCATCTGATAAAATTATACTTACCGTTTTATGTGTTGCATATCTATCTTTATGTTTTTTCGCAAAATCACCTACACCATAGATGTGTTTATGTATCATATACAAATACTCAATGGGTTCTTCTAATTTCTCACATAAAAAGTTGTTAAGATTTTTGTTTTTTAATGAATATATTATAGAATTTTCGGTAATAAGAGCCACATCATCCCCTTTTTCTCCAATATATGTGGAATAAAGTTGAGAATGTGCAGATTTTACGAACTTAATTTCATCATCATTCATCAATGGAGTTATTTCCAATTGAGATTTTAAATACAAAAAATCATCTAACAATAATTTCATATTATTTTATTTGTTTTAGATTGAAAGGCCACTAAATCATCTTTTATATCTAAAAAGGTATGCATTTTTTTATAAAATTCATAGCAACCTTCCCAACCAGGATGCCAATCCATAGGATCACCTCCTTCATCTGCAATCGAAGTAACCTGAATCAACTCAACAAAATCAGAAGTCATCTTATGAAAATCTTCATTCCAGGTCACAAATACCGGAGAAAAATCATTATACAACTCTTTAAGTTTTTTTAAAAATAGTATTTCATTATTTCTTTCACCATTTAACCAATGTGATGTTTCGGATAATCTAACTTCTAATAATTTTTTTGCAAATTGTTTATCTTTATACCATTCCCAATTAAAATATTTTATATGATGATGTGTTTCTCTTTCCCCAAAAAATCTTCTTGGAAATCTACCTGGTGCACTAAATACAATCACTAATCTATCACCATATTCGTATTTTGGAATTAAACCTGTTTGATAAAGAATAGAATGATTATCCGCGCCAAATTTTCCTAACTTAATAACATTGTAGTGATTGGATAAATAATTAGTCCAATGAGTTTCAGGCATATCCCAATCTACAAAACTATCACCGCAAATGTAAATGCTAGGTTTCATATTAATTATCCTTTTTAAGGCCAAACTTTATCCACTTATACCAAACTCTTTCGTGAAGATAATACTGAATAGGTTTATAGATTAATTCTGCTACACCAAATGCTGCACCAACTTTAATTGAGCCACTTACCCACCACATAATACCAAACCCTATTAGAGTTGAAACTATTCGATATGATATAGTTTTAGCTATGTGCCTCTTTCTCTCTACTATCATCGTTATCTATATTATAAACAATTACATCACCGTTAGAATCGATGTATTTTTTTCTAATCGCAGTTCCGCTTATGGCTTCGATTTCTTTCGGAGGAGTATGATATATTACCTCATATCCAACTGCTCTACCATAGTTTACCGATTCGATATCTGGTATCACACTTATGTATATTTTCTTTGAGTTTTCTACAAAAAAAGGTTCTTTACACAAATCCATTAAAACCTGATGAGCAGACTTAGGATTGTTCTCATCTTTCGGAACATCTCTAATTGCTACCCAAACATCTTTCCCTTTATCCAATTGTTGGCGGATTAACCATTCGTGTCCGGCGTGCCAAGTCTGCCACCTTCCAATAAACATTGCATATTTTTTCATATTAGTGATTTTAATCTTTGAAATGTTGTAAACTCATCCTCATCTGTCGTATCTACATCTATAAAGTTTTTCAACGGCGGTTCGTAGTTAGAAACGTGAAACGATTCTCTACCCCTTATATCGGTAGTATGAACATATAATTCTTTTATATTCTCACCCATTTCGGTTTTAAATGCTTCTCTTTGGTCTCTATAAGGAGAAACTAGTGAGACAATTGCCACATTACCTTTGTGGTGAAAAAACTTAGCCATTCGTTGAGCAAGTTCTATGTTTTTTCTCCTTCCTGCTTCGGAGTAATCTTTATTATCAAATATGGCCCTTATATCATCTCCATCGATTACCATACCCCTCTCCCTAAAATGAGCTTGAAACCAATTTGCTAATGTAGTTTTCCCCGCACCTGGCTGAC